GATGTTGCTCATAGCGTACATTTGAACACTAGGAGCTTCAGTAAGCACAGTGCGCTTAACATTTTCTATGACCGTATTGTTGGAGCTGCCGATGATTTTGCAGAAGCGTATCAGGGCAGACATGGATTAATAGGGGCTATTCCTTTGCACTCAGCAAAGAAAACAGCTAATATTATAGAGTTCTTACAAGGCTCGCTGAAAGAAATTGAGGATGCTAGGTATGAGGTATGCGATAAGTCTGACAGCTCGTTGCAACAACTCATAGATAACATAATAGAGGTTTACCTTCGTACGCTGTATAAACTACGCTTTTTAGCATAAAGGAATAAAATGTCAGACTATCGGAACATATCAACAACTACCAACCTAAAGACTTCAGCCGGTAAGCTGAAGGGTATCTTCGTAAGCGCAGCTAGTGCAACGCCTACCATTACAATTTACGATTCGGCTACCACTACCACGACTAAAACGATTATCAGTGTATTTACACCTACTGCGGCTACCATGTATCCTTTGATGCCGTCTGAAGGTGGTATTTTCTTCTCTAACGGTTTGTATGTAGTAATCAGCGGAACGGTAGCAGCTACATTTATATACGAGTAAAATATGGCTAATAAAAAGATTACCCAGTTACCAGCAGCCACTACGCCCTTAACAGGCGCGGAGATAATTCCTGTAGTACAAGGGGGTATCACTAGCCAGGTTGCTATTAGTAACTCAATACCAGTTACTGCTGTAACCGCAGGTGCTTATGGATCAGCTACTGCGGTAGGCACGTTTACTGTTAACAATCAGGGTAGACTAACCGCAGCAGCTACGACAACCATCGCCATACCTGCTACTCAGATAACGAATGGAACTACAGGAAGTGGTGCGGTTGTTCTAGCAACAAGTCCTGTTCTAGTAACTCCTGACCTTGGTACTCCTACGGCTCTTGTAGGTACAAATATTACAGGTACAGCCGCAGGGCTGACTGCTGGTAACGTCACAACTAATGCCAATCTTACAGGCGAAGCGACTTCAGTAGGTAATGCGGCTACCCTTACCAACTCTGCCGTAATTGGCAAAGTTATTACAGGCTTCACATCTGGAGCGGGAACAGTCGCTGCTACAGACAGTATTCTACAAGCTATACAGAAATTAGATGGAAATAATTCTACTAATGCTAACCTAACAGGAGTAATCACCTCAGTTGGCAATGCAACCTCTATAGCGTCTCAAACAGGCACTGGAACCAAGTTTGTAGTAGATACTAGCCCAACGCTAGTAACCCCTGATCTTGGTACTCCTACGGCTCTTGTAGGTACAAATATAACAGGCACAGCTACTGCCTTTACAGCCAGTAACGTAACTACTAATGCTAATCTGACTGGTGAAGTTACCTCTGTGGGTAATGCAGCTACACTGACCAACTCGGCTGTGATTGGCAAGGTTATTACAGGCTTCACCTCTGGTGCTGGAATAGTAGCAGCTACAGACACAATTCTGCAAGCTATTCAAAAGCTAAACGGTAATACCGCAGCTTCTGGAAGTGGTACAGTAACTTCAGTTTCTGTAGTCACAGCCAATGGAATATCAGGCACAGTAGCAACGCCTACTGTTACTCCGGCGATCACACTAAGTCTAACCACGACAGGCACTGGTACTACTTATGTAACCGACACTAGTCCTACAATTAACACACCAGTTCTAACCGCACCCGCGCTAGGAACACCATCGTCAGGTATTGCTACCAACTTAACAGGCCTACCCCTAACAACAGGTGTAACAGGAACTCTGCCAGTAGCTAACGGCGGTACAGGAGTAACTACAAGCACAGGAACTGGTGCGGTTGTATTAGACACTTCTCCCACTTTGGTCACCCCATTATTAGGTACTCCTACGAGTGGTGTTGCTACCAACTTAACAGGCCTACCCCTAACAACAGGTGTAACGGGGGCATTGCCTATCGCCAATGCTGGAACAAACATAACCACTTACACTACTGGAGACATTCTTTACGCTTCAGCCACCAACGTCTTATCTAAACTGGCTGCTGGATCTAATACCAATGTATTAACACTTGCGGCTGGAGTACCAGCTTGGACTGCCCCAGCAGGAGGCGGTGCTGCTTTAAGTAACGACACAGCTACTGCTACTAACGTCTACCCAATGTTCGCGGCTGCCACAACAGGCACACCTACGACAGTTTACACAAGCAATGCTAAACTGCTTTACAAGCCCAGCACTGGTGAATTTCAAGCGTCAGTCCCAGTAGCATTAAATGGACTGTTTGTAAATGCAACTACATTGGTGGCGAGTTATACTGTTGCTTCTGGGCAAAGCGCACAAAGTGTTGGTGGAACAAGTGGTTTCACAATACCCGGTGGTTTAAGCGTAACCCTCAGTTCAGGTTCGCGTTGGGTTGTTTTATGATGGATGCACATATTTATTGTGTTACTAACTTAATTAGCGGTAAGCAATACGTTGGGCAAACTATGGTCAATAGGAATAAGGTTGGTCATGGTCAGGCGTTAAAAGATGCGTATAACAAATATGGCAAAGAGCAATTCTCTTATGACAGAGTGTGTACAGGCATACAAAATAGAGCAGTATTAAATTACTTGGAGCGTTTTTGGATTTCAATATGCGGTACTACAGCACCCAATGGATATAATATTGAGCGTGGCGGTACAGATAAAGATGAGGTATCTGCAGAAACTCGGTTAAAGTTGAAAATGGCTAACTTAGGTAAGACACTTTCATTGGAAACCAAACTAAAGATAAGCATGGCTAACCGAGGTAAAAAAAACCATTTTTATGGAAAGACGCACAGTGCTGAAGCCATACGAAAAATAGTTGCTGCAAATATAGGTAAAGTTGTAGTCATATCGGACGAGCAAAAACTCAAAATAGGGTTTGCAAATGCGGGGGCTAAAAATGGTATGTACGGTAAAAAGCATACAGAAGCTACCAAAGAAAAGTTTAAAACCCGTCCTGTTGCTAGGCATTGGCTAGGCAAGACTTTTTCAGCGGAGCATAAAGCTCATTTGACGGTAGACAAAATATGCCCACATTGCGCCAAAGAAGGAAAAGGAAATGCCATGATTCGCTGGCATTTTGATAATTGTAGAAATAAAGGAGCACTATCTTGAGTTCAATTTCTGTCGCTGGAGACACATCTGGCAGTATTTCCATAACCGCCCCCCTAGTCGCAGGGTCAGGAGTTTTAACACTTCCTGTCGCAACAGACACATTAGTGGGCAAAGCCACGACTGATACGCTGACGAATAAGAGCATTGTAGCAACACAGCTAACAGGAACGGTGGCAGCAGCACGTTTACCAGCAGGTAGTGTGTTGCAGGTTGTTAGTGCGACTAAGACAGACACTTTCACAAGTGCAGTAACAGCTACTTGGACAGACATTACGGGTATATCAGTTGCAATTACTCCAACTTCTGCTACATCTAAAATATTTCTTATGTGTACTGTGCAAGGGGCTATATATAGACCGGGAGCATCAGCCGTAATGTTAAGACTGGTACGAGATTCAACCGCCATTGGCATAGGTGATGCCGCATCAAATCGAACAAGAATGACTTTTGGTGCGTCTGTTGTCTCTAATGATTCAGTAGCATCAACAACAGTTAATTATTTAGACTCACCAACAACTACATCATCAACAACGTATAAAGTGCAGTTTTTTCAAAGTGCTGCAACTATACAAATTAACAGAACTGTTACTGATGCTGATGCTGCTGATAATGGAAGGTGTGTTAGTTCAATAACAGTCATGGAGATAGCAGGATGAACCATAAAGCTATATATGCGCTATACCATCAAGTGGTCACTATTGATGATGGGGTTGGTGCAACAGATAAAGACGGCAATAAGGTTGAGATTGACTTATCACTTGTTAATGCTTGGATTGACCCAGAGGCTTATAAATCATTAAGACAATATCCATCTATCGCTGACCAACTAGATGCTATTTGGAAGGGTGGAGATGCTCAAGCAGATATGCTTAAACAAGTAATGGCGGTTAAAGATAAGTACCCTAAAGGATAAAACATGGCAAGCACGATAGCAGCATCGGTTTCGGGGGGCGGTGGGATAATCCAGACAGCAGACAGTTCTGGCAATCTCAACCTACAATCTGGCACTACCACAATACTAGCCCTCACCTCTACTGGTGTAGCCATCACAGGGACACTCTCGGCTACTGGTGTAACAACTGTCGCAGCAGGTAGCGCAGCACTCCCCGCCATCGTATCTACGACCGGCACAGCCGATACAGGGTTGTGGTTCCCTGCTGCTGATACGGTTGCTGCTAGTACGGCTGGCACAGAACGTATGCGTATCGACTCCAGCGGTAACTTGNNATTCNACTCNGGTTACGGTTCTGTTGCCACTGCATACGGATGTCG